CTACAGGCCTTGATTTATCTCTGTCACTGTAGCTGTATAAACCTAATGTTAGTTTTTCAAGATGTTTGTTCGATGCACCATCATAGACACTAATTTTGACGTCCATTGAACCAGGAACATCAAATTGTTCTGAAAGCCTAAAATGTTCGCTGAAAGCTGACTTGAAGCTGCCATTTGTTAATGTTTTATATTGTGTTAAATCAGTCTCAGGGTTTTTGGTAAAGTCCTTTGTAAAGCTAAATATTTGGGCGATAATGCCAAGAATTGTGGATTTAGATGTGCCATTTTTACCACAAATAACAGTTAGGCGAGAACCAAACTCGATGTTTATATTTTTCAGTCCGCGAAACTTCACAACATTTATATTTTTTAGTTTGGTAATTTGATTTGCCATGTTTCTATCTTGCTCCGTAAAATGGCCACAAATTGTGGCCAATAGTTTCATGCTTGGATTATATTGTTATCTTCTTCAAGCTTGTTTGTCCATCATATTCCTTCAGATATGAGCCATAGTGCCTGAAAAGCATCTCAGGCCCTTTATGCCCCATTTGAGCTGCAAGCCAAAACAGGTTTGCTCCCCGGCTGATATGTCTGGTGGCGAATGTATGCCTGGTTTGATATGGGTTTCTGTAACGAATACCTGCTTTTCGCAATGTTGGCACCCATGCTTTTTTCCTAATTGCATCAGCACTTGCCCAGGGTTTATTGGTCTTTGGATCTTCAAAGACAGTAGCATCCTTCATGAATGTAAATGGCTTCTGGTTTATCAACGCCAACATTGCTTCTTCAGTCAGTTCAACTTTACGGGTACCGGCTTTTGTCTTTGTTCCTTTGATAACTCCGACAACACTTGCGCTCTGAACATGGGCTGTTTTTCCAACAAAGTCGATATCATGCCATCGTAGGGCACATAATTCAGAACTACGCAGGCCTGTATGTATGGCGAACCGGAACAGATTTTCCCATTGTTTGTTTCCGGCTGCTGCTAGTAATGCATCAACTTCTGCTGGTGATAGCGGATCAACCACATAGCTGCTTTCTGCTTCTGACTTATCACTTTGGTAGCGCGAAGCAGTTACCAACGATACGGGGTTAATTTGAAGTACCCCATCGGTTACGGCTTCATCAAGTGCTGACCGCAGGAAAGATAACTGGTTGCGAATTGTTTTTAAGGTCGTTTTCTGGCTTTGAATCCACGCTTTCAGGATTGCTGGTGTTAATTCACTTGCAGGGCAAATGTGGAGTGAGGCTAACGCACTACGGCATTTTTTATAACCACCAATCGTAGATGGTGAAAGTTTTCTCGTTTCGCAGATTTCAAGGTATTCGTCCAGGTACATTTTTACCGTTTTGCCTGCAGCAGCATTACCAAAAATTTTCAAACGAGCAGAACGGGGAAAATATTCCGCATAAATGAATGTTCCCCTTTCGATCTTATTATGAATTTCGCCGAGTGTGCGCTCGGCGTATTTAATGTTCTTTGGTGTTACTTCCAGATTGGAAAGAGGCTCACGACATTTAACGCCTTTGTAGGTGAAAGTTATATTGATCGTTTCGCCCTGGCGGTGTTTCCTGATTGTTACGCCGCGCGGTAGTTTGAGCAGTTTTGTCTGGCCCATTTTGCAACCTCACTAAGATCAATCCACCTCTCCTTAACGCCTTCAACCTTTAAAACCTGAACACCTTCACGCCAAACACCGCGCTGTACACGTTTGTTTATTGCTTCAGGAGTTTCGCCAGTTTCTTTGCAATAAGTTGAGATAGGAACACAATCGAGGTTCAGCATATGTTTCTCCACTTAGCCCGCTGCACATGGGCAGTAATATCAAATTCCAGTCCTGATAATTAATTTTGTTCTCTGGTTGCTACTTGTTTTATTGGCCTGATGCTGTCCAGGAGCAGACGGCGGCGCATGTTTGGCGCGCCCCAACGGTAACCAGTCTTTTTGTCGTAGGATTCACAACGTCCGACAACCCAGGAGGTTTCAGTGGAATGTAATTTCATCCGCTTTTCACCGTCTCGGGTGATAACAATTCCTGTATGAGTTTTTATCACGCTCATTTTTTATTCTCCGGTGCTTTCGGCATTACTGCCCAGTGGGTAATATTGACGTTTTCAAGGTCCCCGACCTGAAATGTCCACTGCCATTCTCCGGTTTCTTTTTGCCCCCATGTGTACCAGAGAGAACGCCAGCCAATCAGCCAGCCTTCTCCATTAGCATCAAATAACAGAACACTTTCATGTGCTGGCGGCAGTTCAGCTGACACTGGTATTACTTTGTTTTCCAGTGCTGCACATTTAGCTTCAAGCGCATCGAATTTACGTATCAGGTATTCAGCATCCGTTTCATTCACTTTCAGATCTCGCGGTACACATTTCCCGCGAAGAAACCCTTCCATTTCGAAAACATTCATGCGCATTTGCGTAACTCCGATAACTCGTTGAAGCGCTCAATAAACATCCCGTAGGCATGGCTCGGTGCCAGTGGAATCACGTTGAACATCTCTGTTGCCGGGATACCTTCCAGTACAGGCCAGAAAGAGCCATCATCAAGCCCGAGATCGCGGCGTTCGGTTGCCAGCATGATGAGATCGGCATATTTCACAGGCGTGCTCATAACCGTGGGTAACCCGTATTTCTCACGGATTACGGCGTCTATTTTTTCTTCCATCCGTTTATAGTCGGGAAGAAGGCGTTTCAGTGGCGCGGGGATGTCCTGGCAATACGCTTCTGTCGCATCATGCATTAACGCTTCAAAAGCAAATTCCTGCGGTACCAGCTGGCTGCAAAGCACCGCATGTTGGGCGACGCTGTAGAAGTGTGAAAGATGGCCGGCAAAGCGACAGATATTTGAAAGGGAAACCGCGATATCGTTAATATCGATGTTGTCTTTATTTATCCTGTCATAATAAAAATGCTTCCCGGAAAAAGTTTTAATAAATGACATTTTGTTCTCCACGTTATATGCGCTGCACCGCGCTGAATTCGGGTAAAAGGAAGCCCTCACCGTCCGGCGATTATTGAGTCAATTACATTTCCATAAATGCCCCCGTAGGGGCGGTTAGTTTCTCCACAAAACAGAGAAGAACACCTGCGGTGGCAGCCGCCCGGATGGATTGGGTTATGAGCCCGTCGTCCGATGATGCTCTTCTCTGTTTTGTAAAAAGGACGGTACCAGCCGGAAGCAAGGGTACAAGCTGGTACCGCCAAGACAACACACAGCATAAAGTTGTGGTGCCGGGTGCCTCCCGGTGCCTGGCGAAGGTTGTACACCAGACGGGTGGGTATCCACAGAAGGTCGACTGTCAGCCTTAACCTTAACCCGCGTGCGCTGAGCCGCATTCACCACAACGCTAAGGATTCTCTCTGGTTGAAAATACTTAGCTGTTATGTGCCTGCTTTTAGCCACATCAGGCGAGGTGGACCTGGTTATTCCCCAACAACAAGGATTCGGTATAATCTGGATATCCCAACAACAGGTAGGAAGGAAATATGTACGTAGATAGCAATGAAAAATTTCATGTTCCGGTAAATCAGAGACCAGCACCGATCCCTGAGCCGAAACCTGAAATGTAAGGGAATAGAGATGACTCGAGACGATCTAGCATTCGATATTCATTATTCTTTCTTTCTTGAGAAAATGAATTACACCCTTTTAAATCGGATAGACAAGAGCATAACTCTTGTTCTCATTGTCTTGGGCTTTTCTGTTTTTGCGCCATATAGCAATATGTTTATTTTTGGCGCATCTGTAGCTATTTTGTCGGTGCTTCAATTGGTATACCAATTTGGGCAGGAAGCTGGCTTATCAAAGGAACAGATGCGACAGTATAAAAGGTTGATTGTTGAGTTTTCCTCCCTTTCTGATGACGAACTACGCACTCGGTTTTTAAAGGTTCAAGACGCTGATAGTAATCCATGGAGATCTTTACAAGATGCTGCGTTCAAACGGACCTGTATTGCGCTGGGACGTGTTGATGAGTCAGAAATATCATTCATGCATAGCGTTATCGCATGGTTTGCTGGAGATTTGCCTCGGTCAAAAAGGTGTAATAATGACAAATAGAATTCCCATAATCCCTAACCATGTACCTCCAAAGCCCAGACCACCATCACCAAAGTCACACAGGCTTTATGAGTATGAATTAATAATGGATTCTATATTGAGATGACCAAATGAATGCATTTATATATACATGGAAAGAGGATCATATACCCTTAAAACCTCGTCCTTCACCGCCAGAACCGAAGCCAAAATCCCGTTAAGTGTTGGGGATCTCCAGATTGTTAAAGAGCGAAGCGTCCTATAGGGCGCTTTTTTGTTGCTAACGAATCATCCTGGACTTCATATGCCCCAGGCGGCTACTTCGTGGGCGTCCTACCTGTTCGTTGTTTCTCTTGGGTACATTATGTATCTCAAAGGTACATTGTCAAGTATAAAAAAACCTGCCGAAGCAGGTTCATAAACATTGATTAGGCTTTGATTTTGTATCTTCTTGGTTTTCCTGAGAAAATCACTGTACCAATTATAGAGCAATTACCGTTGATCTTAATGTAAGGTTCAGGCCAGTTTGGGTTTAATGCTTTGAGGTAACGCTGTGTTCCATCTTCTATCAACCGCTTGAAGGTGGTTTCGCCTGTATCGTGCATCAATGCAATAACGTCGTCACCGTGGCAGGCAGGGACTTCAGGATCAACAAAAATCATGTCTCCCGGGCGGTACTCATCAATCATTGAATCACCAATCACCCGCAAGATATAAGTCATTTCGCCACAGGGTACAGGGCAGGGGTAAGTTTCTGCTGTGCTCAAATCAACCTCAGAATAGCCAACTTCTTTCCATGCTCCGGCCTGTACCCATGATATGACAGGGACTAACGTTATTTGTTTGTTAGTGATTGAAACATCAGGTTTTTTTGTGATGTTCGTGGTCTGGTGTTCTTGATCAAGCCATCCGACAGGCAGGTCGAAACATTTTTCGATGTGCCGCGCCATGCTGTCACCGATATTTTTAGTAGCACCATCTCCCATAAACCTGCTGGTCTGGGTTGGCTCGCGATCAATCATAGTGGCAAAGGAAGAATTCCCGCCAACACCATCTCTCAGTTTTCTGGCGTTAGACCGCCGGATGTCATGGATTGTTTTCATAACGAAATTAAAACCCTTGTACCGTTAAGGTACAAGTATCTTGAAGGTTCATTTTAATCATGTAATATGTACACCGGAGGTACATATTGTATGAAAGCGTATTGGGACTCTTTAACCAAAGAACAGCAGGGCGAGTTGGCCGGAAAAGTTGGCTCAACACCTGGCTACTTACGGCTGGTTTTCAATGGCTATAAAAAAGCCAGTTTTGTGCTGGCTAAAAAACTTGAGCAATGCACGTCAGGTGCAATTACGAAATCTGACTTAAGACCGGATATCTATCCGAAAGATTAACAGAACACCTTCAATTTTTAACCACAGAACGATGAGGCTAACCGTGGGTAAGTATCACTGGAAAGTAGAAAAACAGCCTGAGTGGTACGTGAAAGCTGTCAGAAAAACTATCGCAGCGTTGCCGGGTGGTTACGCTGAAGCAGCTGACTGGCTGGATGTAACAGAGAACGCATTATTTAACCGCCTTCGTGCCGATGGCGATCAGATTTTCCCGCTGGGATGGGCAATGGTTTTACAGCGCGCGGCTGGCACTCACTACATTGCGGATGCTGTCGCACAGTCTGCTGGTGGGGTGTTCGTATCGCTTCCTGAAATTGAGGAAGTAGAGAACGCCGATATAAACCAGCGCCTGCTGGAAGTCATCGAACAGATCGGGAATTACTCAAAGCAGATTCGTTCGGCAATCGAAGATGGGGTCGTGGAGCCACACGAGCAGACAGCAATTAATGATGAGTTGTATCTGTCAATTTCGAAGCTCCAGGAACATGCAGCACTGGTCTACAAAATCTTTTGCGCTCCAGAAAAGAGTGACGCCCGCGAGTGTGCAGCTCCGGGCGTCGTGGCGTTTTGTGTCTGTGGAGAAACTAACGCATGAACAGTTTAACGGCAAATAACCGTTTGTCGCAACAGCTGGTGGTCAGTGTCGCTGAACACCTGTTGTTACGGCATGAATGCAGATTACCAAATCTCCTGGCTGTAAGTAACCACAGAGAACTTTACCTGACTGTGGGGGGCGAGTTGTGCAGGAACTTAACCGCTGGTTTCGTGACGGAAGAGGACTTTATGTTCATGTTATTCGTTGGGAGCCAGAAACACAGCGCGTTATCTATCTTCGCAAAGACTACCCGCATGAGTGCTTTAGTCCTTTGTGGAAATTCAGGCGTGATTTTGTTGAGTGTGAAGGACCACCAGCACATTGATTCTGCCATTCCGGGACGTTACACTGTTCAGGCACCTTATAAAGCGGGTGCCGGGATTGGCGTCCTGGAATTGATCAAGGCGATATATGACGCGCCAGCGTCTTTTTTATCGTCCGCATTTGCTCACATCAAAGTTATGGTGGGCTGGGCGGGGGCATCGAAAGATGCGCCGGTTTCCTTGATCACCGGTTACGCCAACCCCGTTCAGTTCACCACCAGCGAAATTGGCGTTTCCGGTGGTGGAAGTATTTCACCGATCAAGGAGGCTGCCATCATGGCTACTGTCCCAGCCCTCACTCGTCTGAATGATGAAGACTTACATAAACTCAGTTATGTAACAACTGCACTACGTGCTCTGCGCAAGGTAACTCTTTCGGATCCGCAGGCACATCAGGTTCTGGTAGAAACCCTTCTTAACTTGCAAGCTGAACGTATTCGTCTGGCGGATAAGGCTAATTTTCATATTCACCGTCTCCTGAATATCAGCGGAGGGCATCGTCATGCTTAATCCGTTGATCCTCAATATTTGCCGTTTGCTTCAGCGTAAAAAAACATCAATTCCTACAGTTGGGCAGTGGTACACCACGCCTGCAGGGCATGTTCTACGTGTTAGCCTGGTTGACCGTGAATGCCAGAAGGTGATTTGTGAACCGCTGGGCCGTAATTACCGCGTCAGTATGCCGCTTATAGCCTTTCGCTCCGGAAAAAACATGAAGCATCTCGGAGGTGCAGCATGAGTATGGAGCTGATGGTTAAAGCGATGAAAATTCGAGTGGGTAATCCATTGCGAAAACTGGTTCTGATCAAGCTGGCTGATAATGCCAGCGATCAGGGTGAGTGCTGGCCCAGCTACCAGCATATTGCTGACCAGTGCGAAATTAGCAAACGTTCTGTGATGAATCATATTGCGGCCCTTTGTGAGTCCGGGCTGGTAAAAAAAGTCACCCGGAAAGGTGAAAAAGGTAACTCAAGTAATATCTATCTCCTTCATCTGGATGGTGCAGGAGATTCACTAGGGGGTAGTGCAAATAATTCACTATCTGGTGCAGCAAATTCACCAGGTAGTGCAGGAGTTGCACCAGGGGGTAGTGCAGGAGATTCACCCAGAACCAGTCACTCTTTTGAACCAGTCAAAGAACCAGTCAATGAACCAATAGCTGTTGGTGCATCTGCTGATGAGTCTGTGCGAGTTCGTTCAAACCGACCGGAATACTCTCCGGAGTTTGAGCAGGCATGGCTGGCATACCCCAAACGTGCTGGTGGCAATTCAAAATCTGCAGCCTTCAAAGCCTGGAAAGCCCGTTTGAATGAGGGGGTAAAACCCGAAACCATGCTGGAAGGTGTGAAACGCTACGCGGGCTGGGTATCTGCGATGGGTAACAGCGGCACACAATTTGTGAAACAGGCTGTCACGTTCTTTGGCCCGGATCGTCATTTCGAAGAGTCCTGGGAAGTTCCTGCGGTATCTGCAGCCAGACGCGAGGACCCGTACTTCAAAGCCAGTTACGACAACGTGGACTACAGCCAGATCCCGGCAGGATTCAGGGGGTGATCATGAGTCTGTTAAATGACGTTCAGAAATTCATTGAAGCCCATCCGGGGTGTACTTCCGGAGACATTGCGGATGCTTTTGCAGGTTACTCACGGCAGCGCGTTCTGCAGTCAGCAAGCAAGTTACGTCAGAGTGGGCGTGTGGCTCACCGTTGTGAAGGAGATACACGCAGACATTTCCCACGCCTGACTGAGAGAGCGCAGGAGCCGGAACCACAACCAGTTCGTGAAACCAGACCTGTGCGCAATTTCTATGTCGGCACTAACGATCCCCGGGTGATTTTGTTGACCCGCCAGGCGGAAGAACTGGAGTCCAGGGGCTTATACCGTCGTGCTGCAACGGTGTGGATGGCGGCATTCCGTGAAAGCCACTCCCAGCCAGAACGAAACAATTTTCTGGCGCATCGTGAGCGGTGCTTACGGAAAAGCAGCAAGCGCGCTGCATCGGGTGAAGAGTGGTATCTGTCAGGGAATTACGTGGGGGCTTAATGAGTAATAAATATTGCCAGGCGCTGGTGGAGCTGCGGAACAAACCAGCCCATGAACTGAAGGAAGTGGGCGATCAGTGGCGCACGCCGGACAACATTTTCTGGGGAATTAACACCCTGTTTGGCCCGTTTGTTCTGGATCTGTTTACTGATGGTGATAACGCCAAATGTGCCGCTTATTACACTGCGGAAGACAACGCGCTGGCGCATGACTGGTCAGAACGTCTTGCGGAGCTTAAAGGTGCTGCCTTTGGTAATCCCCCGTACAGCCGCGCCAGTCAGCATGAGGGGCAATACATCACCGGCATGCGTTACATCATGAAACATGCCAGTGCTATGCGTGATAAAGGCGGGCGCTATGTTTTCCTGATCAAAGCTGCCACCAGCGAAGTGTGGTGGCCGGAAGATGCAGACCATATTGCTTTTATTCGCGGGCGTATTGGTTTTGAACTGCCAGCCTGGTTTATCCCGAAGGACGAGAAGCAGGTGCCGACAGGCGCTTTCTTCGCTGGTGCTATTGCTGTTTTCGACAAGACCTGGAAGGGACCGGCAATCAGCTACATCGGGCGCGATGAACTTGAGGCATGTGGTGAGGCCTTTCTGGTGCAGGTTCGCCAGCAGGCGGAAAAACTGGTCAGGGAGATGGCGGCATGACGACATTAACTCAATGCCAGCAGCAGGTGCTGGATATGCTGATTTCTTACCAGAAAGAACGTGGCTTCCCGCCAACCAATCAGGAGGTGGCAACCATGCTGGGATACCGTTCAGTGAATGCAGCAGTGGAGCATCTTCGCGCACTGGAGAAAAAAGGCGTCATCACGATAAAGCGTGGCGTGGCCCGGGGGATAACGCTTCATACCGCGGTGAAGGACGACAGCGAGGCGGTCGGGATTATCCGCTCACTGCTTGCCGGTGAGGAAAACGCAAGGCTGCGTGCAACCCACTGGTTACATGAGAGAGGCCTGAAAGCATGAAGCTGATCCTGCCTTTTCCGCCCAGCGTGAACACGTACTGGCGACACCCCAACAAAGGGGCGTTTGCAGGTAAGAGCCTGATAAGCGCGGCGGGGCGAAAATTCCAGAGCGCGGCGTGTGCAGCAATAGTTGAGCAGTTACGTCGTCTGCCAAAACCAACGTCGGCACCTGCTTCAGTGGAGATCGTGTTGTTTCCTCCGGATAACCGGATCCGCGATCTGGACAACTATAACAAGGCGCTGTTTGACGCCCTGACCCACGCGGGTGTGTGGGAGGACGACAGTCAGGTGAAAAGAATGCTGGTGGAGTGGGGACCGGTTATCCCGGAAGGGAAGGTCGAGATCACTATCAGTAAGTACGAGAAAACGGCGGGTGCAGCCGCCTGATTAAGAGGAGAAACGAAGTATGAATAATCTGATGGTCATTGATGGTATTGAAGTTCGTCGTGATGCTTATGGGCGTTACAGCCTGAACGATCTGCATCGCGCAGCAGTAGCATCTGGTGCAAATGCCAGAACCAAGGAGCCGGGAAAGTTTCTTTCCAGCCAACAAACTGTTGAGCTTGTTCATGAATTGACCAACACCCAGAATTTGGGTGTTGACCCGGTGAGTGTGATTCATGGGGGAAATGAACGGGGAACGTATGTCTGCAAGGAACTGGTGTATGCCTATGCAATGTGGATCAGCCCGTCATTCCATCTGAAGGTGATCCGTACTTTCGATATGGTAACCAGCGCACCGGAAAAATTATCCGGACAGGCTGCTGACAAGATGCAGGCTGGCGTGATCCTGCTGGACTTTATGCGCCGGGAGTTAAACCTGTCTAACTCTTCAGTGCTTGGTGCCTGTCAGAAACTCCAGGAGGCTGTTGGCTTACCGAATCTGGCACCGCGCTATGCCATTGATGCTCCTGCTGATGCACACGATGGCTCAAGTCGCCCGACACTGTCACTGAGTGCACTGCTGAAACAGTATGGTATCCGCCTGACGGCTAATCAGGCATATCACCAGATGGTGAAACTGGGGATCGTCGAGCAGCGCGAACGATACAGCCGTACCGCGATTAACAACATCAAAAAATTCTGGTCGCTGACAGCGAAAGGTTGCATGTTCGGCAAGAACATCACCAGTCCCGCAAATCCGCGCGAGACGCAGCCGCATTTCTTCGAATCCCGATTCCCTGAGCTGTTAAAGCTGCTCGATACCGTTCATTGAGGTGACCGTGAGAGCACTACTGACCCCTGAAATTGCCCCGCGTATGGGGATCGTATTGTTCAGGCCAGGTTCAGAGCTGATGCCCCTGTTTATGCAGGGGCGTGTCCTGCTGGAGCCTGAGCCGGAGCGTTATTCATCTTTCGCCAGTGGTGCCGTTCCGGCGGCATCACAACCGCTGGCGGATGATCCTGCCGTTCGGGCCGTGTTCCGCAATGAGGCAGTGATCCGTCGTGCTGGTGGCGTGGAATGTCTTGAAAGCTGGTTACTTCGTGAAAAAGGCTGCCAGTGGCCTCATTCCGACTGGCACAGCGAGAACATGACCACAATGCGACACGCTCCGGGTGCAATCCGTCTGTGCTGGCACTGCGATAACCAGCTGCGCGATCAGTTCACGGAACGGCTGGAATCAATGGCAACGGATAACTGTGCCCGCTGGGTGTTGTCTGTTGTGCGTCGGGATCTCGGTTTTGATGACAGTCACGTTGTGACAATGCCGGAACTGTGCTGGTGGCTGATTCGTAATGATCTGGCGGATGCCTTACCGGAAAGTGCAGCCCGTAAGGCACTGAGATTACCGAAGCCTGTTGTGCCGTCTGTTACCCGGGAAAGTGACCTTGTGCCTTCGGTTCCTGCCACCAGCATCATCCAGGATAAGGCGAAAAAGGTGCTGGCGCTGAAAGTGGATCCGGAGTCGCCGGAGTCTTTTATGTTACGCCCAAAACGTCGCCGCTGGGTTAATGAAAAGTACACGCGCTGGGTTAAGACACAGCCGTGTGCATGTTGTGGAAAGCCCGCTGATGATCCCCACCACCTGATAGGTCACGGTCAGGGTGGAATGGGAACAAAAGCGCATGACCTTTTTGTGTTGCCTTTGTGCAGAAAGCATCACGACGAGCTGCATGCGGATACCGTGGCATTTGAAGAGAAGTATGGCTCCCAGCTGGAGCTGATATTTCGTTTTATCGATCGTGCGCTGGCAACTGGCGTGCTGGCCTGATTTTGTGGAGAACGTTGATGCGTGATATTCAAATGGTTCTTGAACGTTGGGGGGCATGGGTGGCAAATAATCACGAGGATGTCACTTGGTCGTCTATTGCTGCAGGATTTAAAGGACTAATCCCTTCAAAAGTAAAATCCCGCCCGCAATGTTGTGACGATGACGCGATGATCATTTGTGGATGCATGGCTCGCCTGAAAAAGAACAACAGCGATTTGCACGATTTATTAGTGGATTATTATGTAGGTGGTATGACGTTTATGGCGCTTGCCCGTAAACATGGGCGTTCTGATTGCTGGGTTGGGCGTTTATTGCAAAAGGCTGAAGGTGTAGTTGATGGCATGTTAATGATGTTAGAAATTGAGCTAGAGATGGATCGTTAGAAGACCTCTTATTGAGGGGGTAATTGAATCAGTTTAATGTGTGGGGAGTCGATTTATTCTCCCCATTTTATTTAATTAATTTACTTAAGGTTTTAATTCATCAAGACGTTGTTGGATAGTGTTTTTGCTTGCGTTGTCTGTTATAGCCATTTGTTGTACTTGCCCCATTGCCATTTGAGTTTCCATCCACATATCGGCCCACACTTTTGTATCGTTATTAACTTGAGCGATAGTAAATCTGACTTTTGATACCGGGGTTGTTGAATAGGCATTGCCGATTAACATTTGTCCAAAAACGGCAGAGCCGCCTTCCAGTTCTTTACCACATATAACACTGCTGTTATCCGCGTTGTAAATTATCAACCCTCTACTATTGCAGTAATTCACAAGGGCATCTTTGACTTTATCTTTTGTCGTATTTTGATAAACCCCCTCAGGTTTTCCTGATTGAGTTTTCTTTATCAATGGTACGGAAGAAGTACAACCTGAAATGATAGTTGCGCTAAGTAATAGTACAGTTATTTTATTCATGTTTCTTATCCATTGTTAAGGGCATACCCACACAATTATTTTTATTGGAGATGAATAATCAACCGTTTACAATCGTAAAAAATCAAATATGCTGTTAAGAGTGGTTACTTCGCCACACAACTTAAACCCGCCGCTGAGCGGTTTTTTTGTACCTGTAAACTTGGTGCAGTACAGTAAACACGCTGGTGGTCGTGAATACTGACTTTTTATCTTGCTGGCTTTTTAGACAAGAGTTATTGGTATGTCATGTTAACCAGAAGGGAAAAAGACATGCTAAAACAGCAAGATATGACAGAAACCGCCGCCGCAGTCCTTCATTTCTTACCTGCTGACAAGTGGGTAACGCCACGCATGATGACGAGAACTACCGGAGTAAGCGAAGCCCGGTGCCAGTTAATACTGACTCAGTTAGTTCTGGCGGGTCTGGCGAAGGATAACGGCGGGTACGGGAATAAATTCAGACGCTGCCAGTAATGGCGGTTTCCTGCTGTGAAAATGGGCGGCTGGTGGGTGTTGGTAGCACCTGCCAGCCATTCGCTCATGCTTACTGGTCACAAGCGAACCACGGCCCACTGCTTTAGCGCAAAAGCAGAGTGAGCCTACCAGAGTTACGCTTACTGATCCATGAAAAATACTGTAAAAATAAACAGTGTTGATTTAATCAACGCTGATTGCCTGCATTTTATTCAGTCCCTGCCTGATGATTCCATTGACCTGATTGTTACCGATCCGCCGTACTTCAAGGTGAAACCCAACGGCTGGGACAATCAGTGGAAAGGGGACGAAGATTACCTTAAGTGGCTGGACCACTGTCTGGCCCAGTTCTGGCGGGTGTTAAAACCTGCCGGAAGCCTTTACCTGTTCTGTGGGCATCGCCTGGCATCTGATATTGAGATCATGATGCGTGAACGTTTCAACGTGCTTAACCATATCATCTGGGCGAAGCCGTCCGGACGTTGGAATGGGTGTAATAAAGAAAGTCTGCGTGCATATTTTCCTGCCACAGAGCGCGTTCTGTTTGCTGAACATTACCAGGGGCCATATCGCGGCAAAAGTGACGGCTATGCGGCAAAAGAAAGGGAACTCAAACAGCACATAATGGCACCGCTGATTTCGTATTTCAGGGATGCTCGTGCCGAACTGGGTATAACGGCAAAACAAATTGCCGAAGCCACAGGTAAGAAAAATATGGTTTCCCACTGGTTTGGTGCCAGTCAGTGGCAGTTGCCGAATGAGGCTGACTATCGGAAGTTACAGGCACTGTTTTCCCGTATAGCGGCAGAGAAGTTTCAGGAACAACAACTGGAACAACCACACCACCAGCTGGTGGCATCTTATGATTCACTGAATCGCAAATATTCTGAATTGCTGGATGAGTTTAAATCTCTCCGGCGCTATTTCTCCGTATCAGTCTCCGTGCCTTATACCGATGTCTGGATGCATAAACCCGTTCAGTTCTACCCGGGTAAACATCCGTGTGAGAAACCGGCGGATATGCTCAGGCAAATAATCAATGCCAGTAGTCGACCTGGTGATCTGGTTGCTGATTTTTTTATGGGATCCGGTTCCACAATAAAAGCAGCAATGGCGCTGGGGCGTCGGGCCTTAGGTGTTGAGCTTGAGTCAGAGCGGTTTAACCAGACAGTGAAAGAGATAAACGAGCTGGTGGGGAAATAATCTGGTGGCCACGTCAGGTGGCCTTTTTATTTCCATTACACAGCACCCGCATCTGCGAGGTGGGGTTATGAAATCCATGGATAAGTTAACAACGGGTGTCGCCTATGGCACCTCAGCAGGTAGTGCCGGGTACTGGTTTTTACAGTTGCTCGATAAAGTCACGCCCTCACAGTGGGCGGCAATAGGTGTGCTGGGTAGTCTGGTATTTGGCCTGCTGACGTACCTGACAAACCTTTATTTCAAGATTAAAGAAGATAAGCGCAAGGCTGCGAGAGGTGAATAATGCCTCCATCATTACGAAAAGCAGTTGCTGCTGCTATTGGTGGCGGAGCAATTGCTATAGCATCAGTGTTAATCACTGGCCCAAGTGGTAACGATGGTCTGGAAGGTGTCAGCTACATACCATACAAAGATATTGTTGGTGTATGGACTGTATGCCACGGACACACCGGAAAAGACATCATGCTCGGTAAAACGTATACCGAAGCAGAATGCAAAGCCCTCCTGAATAAAGACCTTGCCACGGTCGCCAGACAAATTAACCCGTACATCAAAGTCGATATACCGGAAACAACGCGCGGCGCTCTTTACTCGTTCGTCTACAACGTGGGTGCTGGCAATTTCAGAACATCGACGCTTCTTCGCAAAATAAACCAGGGCGATATCAAAGGCGCATGTGATCAGCTACGTCGCTGGACATACGCTGGAGGTAAGCAATGGAAAGGACTGATGACTCGTCGTGAGATTGAGCGTGAAGTCTGTTTGTGGGGGCAGCAATGAGCAGAGTAACCGCGATTATCTCCGCTCTGATTATCTGCATCATCGTCTGCCTGTTATGGGCTGTTAATCATTACCGTGATAACGCCATCGCCTACAAAGAGCAGCGCGACAAAGCCGCATCCACTATCGCTGATATGCAGAAGCGTCAACGTGATGTAGCAGAACTCGACGCCAGATACACAAAGGAGCTTGCTGATGCTAACGCGACTATCGAAAGTCTTCGTGCTGATGTTTCTGCTGGGCGTAAGTGGCTGCGCGTCAAAGCTGTCTGTCCAGACATGCATAAAATCACCGCCGCCTCCGGCGTGGATGATGGCACCAGCCCCAGACTTACTGACACCGCTCAACGGGATTATTTCACCCTTAGAAAGCGGATTGAAACCAGTGATAAAATGATCCGAGGCTTGCAGCAATACATTCGCACGCAGTGTGTAAGATGAGCAATCTTTGCTAATTAGCCATGAAATAGATAAATATCAGGCCAACGATGATTAGTGCCAGGCATCCTAATTGGTCAGAATGGCTGGCATTTGATCGTCTTGCTCTTCTTGCAGTTGATTGGACAGCCCTCTGTCCTCGACTTCCTCTTGGCATTCCTCTCATTTATTCTCTCTCAACATTGATATTGAACTGACAGATGATAATTATTTCATGAAAGTGGTATCTCGTTGATTTGATTACGCTACATAGTCGCCGGATTTTCGCATTTATCGGCATCGGGCGGTGCAAAATTGGCATAATCGAAACGTAGAGTTTTTGGCTGACAACAGCATTAGCGGTCACCCGGAGAGTGTTGTGAACATGTTAATTACATGACGCTTTAGATGCATCGACATTTGATGATGCTTGTCAGACCTGTCATTTTCTTTGCTTCATTTTCAACATTGAGGAAGTTGGTTGAGCATATTTTTTGATAATCTCCAGTTGTGAATCCTGTTTTATCGATCTTGCGTTTCAAGGGATTAATCGTTTTGCAAGATGCTCTATGGATTCTGGTAAAGCGTTCGTCAGATTTATTACCTTTACCTCTGGTTCGCTTCAATGCATTGACAACATATCCGTCTGGATTATCGCCAAGCCAATTACGATAGTCTGATTCACTCTCAGTCTGAAGGTCACTTCTGAATACCTTTATGGACATGAAGATACTCCTGTGCATTTATGGTACGAAGAAATAGCAAAAGTATTTTTACCGTAAATTGCGAATCTACAAAAGCAAAACAATGCGTAATATCAGAGTGAATATTCTGCCTTTAATGTGGGTCCTTCTGATGACCTGAGCTCTCACGGGGCGGGAGCGTCGCGGAAAAAGGCTAGTTTTTGAAATTTCATTCGTCATCACCACTACTGTAATAGATTGATATTACAGTGGTTTTATTTTTGTAGTGTCGATTTTGATTGTTTTTTGTTCATCACTAACACCGTTTGCCTAAAGTTGTTCGCAAGATGCATGTTTAAAACATTCTGGAGCGGGTATGGATCGAGAGTTAAAAAATCTGACGCTTAATATCAGTCAACTGGCGGCACTGTCAGGTGTACATCGCCAGACTGCTGCGGCAAGGCTGCAAAATCTACCCGTTGCAGGGGGGCATGAAAGCAACCTCAAGCTTTATCGGGTGGTTGATATTGTGTCGGCATTTCTGGCATTACCACCGCCGGTTGCAGAAGGCGAAATGGACGCGCATGAGCGCAAAGCCTGGTATCAGTCTGAACGTGAGCGTCTTAAGTTCGAACAGGAAACGGCACAACTCATTCCGGCCAGTGATGTCAGACGGGAGTTTGCCATCTGGGCAAAAGCGGTCGTGCAGGTGCTGGAGACATTACCGGATATTCTTGAACGTGACTGCGGTCTGCAGCCTGCCGCTGTGAGCCGTGTTCAGTCCATTATTGATGATCTGCGCGATCAGATAGCCCTGCGGGTGACTGAAGCAGGTGCGGATGATGAGGAGGAATTACAGCAGGAGGAGTAATGCTGAATCAGGAAACCGCAAAGGCAGCACGAACCGATTCAGGTTATATCCTTCGCGCACCGAGACGAATGCGGGTTGCTGATGCCGTTGCTCAGTATATGCGGGTGCCCATGGGGGCCGGGAACTCAGTCCCGTGGGATCCGCTGGTGGCACCGTATGTTATTGAGCCGATGAACTGCCTGGCCTCGCGTGAATACGACGCAGTGATATTTGTTGGCCCGGCACGAACCGGCAAGACTATCGGCCTGATTGACGGCTGGGTGATTTACAACGTGATTTGCGATCCTGCTGATATGCTGATCATTCAGATGACGGAGGAAAAAGCCCGCGAACACTCCAAAAAACGACTCGCCAGAACGTTTCGCGTCAGCCCGGAAGTGGTCAGTCGCCTGAGTCCGAACAAAAATGACAACAACGTTTATGACAGAACATTCCTTGCTGGCAACTACCTGAAAATCGGCTGGCCGTCAGTCAATATCATGTCCTCATCAGATTATAAATGCGTCGCGCTGACGGATTATGACCGTTTTCCGGAAGATATTGATGGCGAGGGGGATGCCTTCTCTCTTGCCTCAAAACGTACCACCACATTTATGTCCAGCGGTATGACGTTGGTGGAGAGTTCCCCCGGCAGGGATGTGAAGGATGTGAAATGGCGACGGACTTCACCGCATGAGGCTCCACCAACCACGGGGATCCTGTCGCTCTATAACCGTGGTGATCGCCGTCGCTGGTACTGGCCCTGTCCACACTGTGGTGAGTATTTTCAGCCCTGCGGCGATGTGGTTGCTGGTTTCCGTGATATTGCCGATCCCGTGCTGGCAAGTGAGGCGGCTTATATTCAGTGTCCTTCCTGTTCAGGACGGATTATGCCTGAACACAAACGTGAGCTGAACGGACGTGGGGTCTGGTTGCGGGATGGTGAATCCATCAATGCGGATGGCAGTCGTTATGGTGATCCCCGACGCTCACGTATTGCGTCATTCTGGATGTAGGGTACATTTCTTACCTGTTTTTATGTTCTGGTGTCGTTTTGTAGTCTTTTCAATGAGTTGTGATTTTTTGAGTTTCCTCTCTTTACTTGATAATGAGTTAGTTTATCGCTTGTTATCGACTTGAATGGACTACATGACGGACTAAAAAATGAGGGCGATAGATGCCGGTAAAGCCATTAACCGTGACTGAAGTTAAGGGAATGAAACCACGTGAAAAGGACTATGCCGTTTATGATGGGTTCGGTTTATTGCTGAATGTGAGTAAAGCTGGTGGAAAAGTGTGGCGTTTCCGTTATAGCCATCCGATAACGAAGAAACGGCAGACATACACGATAGGGCGTTTTCCTGAATTCTCACTCGCGGAAGCACGGGAAGTACGTGATGAACTTCGGCGAATGATTGCACGTGGAGTTGATCCAGTGACAGAGAAGAAAAATCGTAAAATTGAGATGTCACTAAAAAATCTACAAACATTTGAAGCTGTTGCTAATGCATGGATCGCTTTTAAAAAGGGATCGGAATTGCGGAAACCTACGCTGTATAATATCGAATATGAAGTATACAAATATCTTGTTCCTTTCTTTGGTAAGTACAGCATAGAGAAAATTACAGCGCCAGTAGCTATTAATGCTCTGGATGCCGTATCCGATAAGAATGCGTTGCAAAAAAAATTAATATCAAGATTAAATGAAATTATGAATTACGCTGTAAATTGTGGAGCATTGAAAATAAATCCATTACTTAAGATAAAAACTGCATTCACAGGAAAGAAAAATAAATCATTAGCTGCACTACCTGTTGAAAGATTGCCTGAATTTCTGAGTTGGTGGGATAGTGTGCCTCATAAGTATCAAATAGCTCACAATGCACTTTTATTCCAGATATTGACAATGGTCAGGCCAGGGGAGGCGATTAAAGCAGAGTGGTCCGAGATTGATTTTGATTCTGGCTTGTGGATTATCCCCGCGCATAAAATGAAATGCCATCGTGAACATGTTGTGCCTCTCTCATCACAGGCTATTAGAATCCTAAGAACAATGCAGGAAATAAAAAGAGGGCGTTATATATTTTTTTCCTCCAGAACAAAAGATGCTCCTATGGGAAAGAATACTATCAATACCCCAATTGCTGCCAGCAAGTTCAAAGGGATTGTAACGTTACACGGTTTTCGTTCGATGTGGAGTACGCTTTTAAATGAGGAGGGTTTTAACCCTGATGTTATTGAGGCTGCATTAGCACATAAAAGTGGTGATAAAATAAGAGATATTTATAATAGAACTACTTATTTAGAACAACGCAAAATTATGATGCAATGGGTAGGAGATTTTTTTGATGAGGCGAGAAAAGGGGTAATTAATAGATCCGGTGGTAAGAAAGGTTTGAGAATAGTAAATGGTTGAGGAGTTCAGCAAATGAATACCAATGAAGATATTTTATTTACTAAAGACGTAATGAAAATTTTGCGCTATGGGGCAATGAGCGCATTCATCAATTTCTGGAAAGATGAAAATAATGGTTTTCCTCAACCGTTCAGAATTGGGCGGCGGCATACCTGGCACCGTAGAGATGTAGAGGCATGGTTAGATAAACAACGAGAACAGGCCAATCCCCATTAATAATATCTTTCATACCCCGCACGCAATGCGGGGTTTTTTGTATGTGAGGTAAAAAAACGATGAATAAAAATATTGCCGTGACGGGCAAGGGGTACGCTCGTTCAGTAAAAAAATTCTGCGATATTCGTGATCTTGTCGTTCTGCGCTTTGATGGCGTGGATGTTCGTGTGGTGTATCTGAACGGCGATCCGTGGTTTGTTGCAAAGGATGTTTGTGAAGCTCTGGAAATAAGCAACTCACGCGATGCTCTAAAAGCTCTGGATGTGGATGAGAAGAATACCGTCGCTTTAAGCTACGGTATTCGCGGAAATCCAAATCATAGCGTCGTTTCTGAATCTGGTTTTTACAAGCTGATCGCCAGAAGTCGCAAAGCTGTTACTCCTGGCACGTTCGCCCATCGTTTCAGTAACTGGGTATTCAGGAATGTGATACCAGGTATCAGAAAAACGGGGGCTTATGGTATCCCGTGGGGCGCATTACAGGATTTTTCCCGCCGTAAAGAGCAATATCAAATAAGTGCCAGCGAGAAGGGGAGGGAGCTACAGGCATGTAAGCGCAAAAAGCGTGAGCTGGAGGAAGAAGAAAAAAGGCTGATACGTGAATATCAGCCTGAGTTTTACTTTGGCAACCGCATTCAGTGACAAAACAAAGGCGACCGGGGGCGGTCGCCAATGGATACACACTAAACTTGAACGCATCACCAACAATGCCACATTTGCGGCTGGTGGGCAATGTGATCAGTCAGATTTGGTTCGTTCCAAGGTTTGCAACGAGAGCTTTTTCCTGTGCTCTTTAAGGAATTTCTCAAGAGCAAACGAACAAGGTGCGAATCTTTCTGATTCATGTTCATGCGCTATATTTTTGCGTCGTCTCTTACGAGTTGGTGATGGTGTTTTGGTTGATTCTGTGTCGCTCATGGTGCTGTCCTGTAAATCAATGCGCCGGAGCTCTTCAAACTATGCCGCTGATAGTGGCTACTCCTGCTCTTTGGCCTTGCGCCGCTGGCGGCGTTTGATCTCGCCTTCAAGTGCCGAAACGATAAATTGCCCAGTGCTTTCGCCTTCTTCCTTTAAATTTTCTACAGCGTCAGCTATTGCATGGGGTACTCGTGCCTCAAGTTTTTTGGATTTTCCATTAACTGCTTTCGTTGCCATATCTGATTTCCTTGTTATTAGGTGGCTGACAGTATACACACAAGAAAATGGAAAAACACTATTGACGTGGCTGACACCTGTTACTAGTATAGTGGCTGACACCTTTATTGAGGTAATCGATGAAAAGACAAAGCCCGCAGGTGCTACCAACACCAACGGGCTTCTAACCACCAACGATAACGATAGTATCGAGGTCGCTATGAGAAATCATACCACACACCCGCAAGGGCGGGATTCGCACAACCTGAATAAATACATCTGGCGTTTTATCGCCCTGAGCACGGCACAACCGCGCGTGATTACCATTGAGGCCACCAGCGAACAGGAAGCACGCCAGCAATCTCCGGCTGGCTGCGTGATGGTATTCGCCGCCCGTATTCGTCAGGGGGTGTGCCATGCCTGATATGTTAAATTACCAGTACCTGATTAATCCGCATTTTAACTGTGAGCATGATATTGCTAAAAAGGTTTATTCCGCTGCGGATGGGGCTACTGACAATATATCAATGGGTATTGCGTCAATTGGTAGCCTGATGTGGCATGCGTCAGAAAATGAGGACTATGACGAAAAGGCCATGCGCATTGATATGGGTAATATCGGTTTGTTACTGGCAATGCTTGGGCAGTTTGATATTTCGTTACGGTGCACCATTGAAAATGCCACAGATGCATTAAATGCCATAAAGAAAGCGAATACTGATTCAAATCGGGGATAAATAATCATGAGAACATATTTATCTGGCTTGACTGCCAGCGGTTATGCACACCACAAAATTATCCCCGGCGCTATTTATCTGGATAAGAACGGTAACAGAGTAACGGTAAAAGAACTGATGTTTGACCGTGTTTATTTTATCCGTGATGGATATTCATTTCTTAGTTCGCTGAACGTGGAGATCTTTATTTGCAGATTCCGGCGGGAAATCCCGACTTCCAGAAATAACCATGTGTCACGTGTGGATGTGGATAAAAAACTACAGGAACTGAAAAACATGATTGCCGCGTGGAGAGAGCAGAAATGAAAAAAGCGCCAAATTTAAAACACCAGCCGCGTGACAAAATGACGGAAGTCATCATTTTTGCGGGTAGTGATGCGTGGGCACATGCGAAGCAGTGGCAGGAACAGGACGGGCGACTGGCTGGCGATAACGTGCCACCTGTCTTGCTTGGAGAGCAACAACTTGCCGAACTGGACAACCTGCAAATCGTACCGGACGGACGCTATCGCGTGCGTCTCTATCAGGCGGGGTTATTGCGTCCGGGGCTTGTTAATACCATCGGGCAGAAACTGGCAGCGGCAGGTGTCAGGGATGCTGATTATTACCCTGAAGGAATGCACAGCCAGAAACGGGAGAATTGGCGCGAATATCTGGAACGTGAACGGGCAGAGCAGGCGGAAAAGAAAAAGGTAGTTGAACTGCCTGTAAAGAAAAAAGAGCGGGTAAAAGACGATAACGCTTCATCACTGGCACTTAACCAGATGGGAGCAAGTCAACGCGGCGAAGTTCTCCTGGCACATTATGGCGGTGAACTGGCGATTCATGCTGACTCTGACACTGTTCACCATTACAACGGCGTTGTATGGGAGCCAGTACAGGATAAAGAATTACAGCGAGCTATGGCACAGATTTTCATTGATGCGGAGATCAGCTATTCGCAGAACGCCATTAAATCGGCGGTCGATACCATGAAGTTAAGTTTGCCTGTTATGGGGAATACAGCCCGTAACCTGATTGGATTCAGTAACGGGGTATTTGATACCAGAACAGGTAACTTTCGGGAGCATAACAAAAACGACTGGTTGTTAATTGCCAGTGAATTACCTTTCAGCCCACCAGCAGAGGGGGAAACGCTGGCAACACATGCGCCGAATTTCTGGAAGTGGTTACGCCGTTCGGTGGCTGAGAATGACCGCAAGGCGGATCGCGTACTGGCTGCATTATTCATGGTGCTGGCGAACCGGTACGACTGGCAGTTATTCATTGAGGTAACAGGTCCAGGGGGAAGTGGTAAAAGCGTGATGGCGGAGATTTGCACCATGCTGGCGGGTAAGGCCAACACAGTATCGGCAAGCATGAAGGCGCTGGAAGATGCAAGGGAACGCGCGTTAGTGGTTGGCTTTTCGCTGATTATCATGCCGGATATGACCCGCTACGCTGGTGATGGGGCAGGAATTAAGGCCATTACAGGCGGTGACAAGGTGGCAATTGACCCGAAACACAAAGCCCCCTACTCAACGCGTATTCCGGCAGTAGTGCTGGCGGTTAACAATAACGCCATGTCATTCAGTGACCGCAGCGGGGGGATCTCACGTCGTCGGGTGATATTCAATTTTTCGGAAGTTGTACCGGAGAACGAACGCGATCCAATGCTGGCGGAAAAAATAGAAGGTGAGCTGGCGGTAGTGATTCGCCATCTGCTTACACGGTTTGCTGACCAGGACGAAGCCAGACGCCTGTTATATGAGCAGCAGAAATCTGAAGAAGCACTGGCGATAAAGCGAGAGGGGGATTCGCTGGTGGACTTCTGCGGCTATCTCATGGCGTCGGTAATGTGTGATGGCCTGTTAGTGGGTAATGCTGAAATTGTGCCATTCAGCCCACGCAGGTATCTCTATCATGCCTATCTGGCTTATATGAGGGCACATGGGTTTGGTAAACCTGTAACACTGACGCGCTTCGGTAAAGATATGCCGGGGGCAATGGCGGAATATGGCAGGGAGTATATGAAACGGAAAACGAAGCACGGTTTGCGTTCAAACGTGACACTGACGGAGGAATCAGAAGACTGGATGCCATCATGTGTATCGGTCACTAATGACGATAGCAAAAATTAAACTTATGGAATAACTGTTCACCACTGTTCACCCTGTCATAAATATCTTTTATATCAGTATATTATAGGGTGAACAGTTATTTATGAACTGTTCACCAAACTATTCACTGTTCACCTTTTTGATTGTTTATTGAGCTTCAAGGGTGAACAGTGGTGAACAGTTGGTGAATAGTTTTTGTGAAACTGTTCACCCCTTAACATTATGAATTAAAAGAGAAAATATCAAAAGGTGAACAGGTGAAGGGTTAAAACGCAAAAATTTTAATTTACTGCTGTGAGATAAAGCCTATGACAGCGAAGCACACCAAAACAACAGGCGGGGAATGATGATCCGTACGGGGATAACATACCGTTTTAAGCAACGAGTAACAGAAGCCGGAGCAATCCGCCTTTTTTACGGGTCCTCCCGGTGGAGTGGTCTGCCACGGGGCGGGAGCGTCGCGGAAAAAGGCTGGTTTTTGCATTTTCATGGCGGCGGCAGCATGTGTGATAATTTATTGATAATTAAAAGTTATTTCTGTTTTCACCTGTACAATATTTTTTTCTCCCTGTCATTAGACCAGTTTGCAATTAATTGAAATATATAAATAAATCTGTTTTTCACCTGCCAGGTGGAGTTGCCTGTGTCAAAACGTGTTCAGATGGCGGGATATTTATGCTGGATTTTCTCCGGCTTTTTTGTGTCTGAATCTCATTAATCTGTTTTTATGATAGAAATATGTTTATCTACCACTTTTATCGATCAATAATGTGCGCAGTTTAGTCAGTAAGAGGAAGTTACTGTGAGTTGTATTAATGACCTGAACACGGGCGATATCAGGGGTGGTTCCGTTCATCTGGATGCGCAGACCGTTATGCGCCTTAAGCAGTACAGGATCGACCATATAAATCATCATCCTGACCAACCATTACCAGGTGTGGCGCAGATTGTCAGACATGCCGTAAACACCTGGCTTAATCAGAATGGTTTTGCATCGGTGGGGGAACAATGAATCGCTGGTACACCATTAAGGCGGCGGATGTTCGCGGAGCGGCGGATATATCTATCTATGAGGAGATTGGCGGCTTCGGTGTTACTGCAAAGCAGTTCGCGGAAGACCTGAAAGCCCTTGGCGATGTTTCACATATCAATCTGAGGATCCATTCACCAGGTGGTGATGTGTTTGAAGGCATCGCCATCTATAACCTGCTACGGAATCATCCGGCAGACATTACGGTTTATATCGATGGTGTTGCGGCTTCAATGGCTTCGGTGGTCGCAATGGCTGGCGATTGTGTTGTGATGCCGGAAAACGCCATGATGATGATACATAAGCCGTGGGGTATCTCTGGCGGAAATGCTGGTGATATGCGTGATTATGCTGATTTGCTGGATAAGGTGGAAACCGTGTTAGTCCCTGCTTATGCCAGAAAAACGGGCAAATCAGCACAGGAAATTACCGCCATGCTGGAAGATGAAACCTGGATGGACGGGAAAGAATGCCTTAAGCACGGTTTTGCTGATGAATTGTTGCCATCCGTCAGAGCAATGGCGCGAATTGAATCGAAGCGCACAGGAGATTTTTTACATATGCCGGAAACCATTAAAGGAATGATTACACCGCCACAGGGAGCGGCAAATATTGCTGGTAATGAACAGAAACGCATCAATGGAATAAGTGAAGTGTTTAGCCTGTTCGGCAGTCGTTACGACGGGATCAAAATGGCGTGTCTGGAAGATGCATCATGTACACCGGAAATGGCCCGTGAAAAGCTGTTGAACGAGCTGGGGCGCGAGTCCACGCCATCCAATAAAAATACCCCGCCTCATATCTATGCCGGAAACGGAAACATAACAGGTGATGCAATTCGTCAGGGGCTTTATTCCCGTCTTGGGTATGAACGCCCTGAACGAGGCAACCCTTACGCGATGATGAGCCTTTTTGAAATGGCCCAGGCATCACTGGTTGATCGTGGTATCACTGTGAGTGGTTTTATTAATCGCTCGCAGGTTGTTAATGCGGCTTTTACACACAGCAGCAGTGATTTTTCTCATATTCTGGCTGGTGGGGCTGAAAAATCTGTACTGAAAGGCTGGCAGGACAGCGGCGAAACGTTCCAGAAATGGACGCGTACCGGTTCGCTTTCAAACTTTCATGAAGCAAAGCGCGTTGGTCTGAATGGTTTTTCAAAGCTGGATAAAGTACCGGAAGGTGCGGAATATAAATACATCACCACCAGCGATAAAGGTGTACCTATTGCGCTGGCCACGTACGGGAATATTTTTTCCGTTACCCGTCAGGCCATTATCAACGATGACCTGACCCAGTTAACTACAATCCCCATGGCGATGGGACGCGCAGCCGCCAGAACAGTTGGCAATCTGGTTTATCTCCTGTTAACCAGCAACGGCAAGTTTACGGATGGTAAAGCGTTATTCCATGCCGATCATAAAAATCTTATTGCGAAGGATATGGACATGGTGGGGCTTGATGAAGCCCGTAAGCTGATGCGCCTCCAGGAGGATGCTAACGGCGACTCACTGAATATTACCCCTGCTTTTGTTCTGGTCCCTGCCGCGCTGGAATCTGCCGCGCGTCGCGCCATTCTGTCATCGTCATCAGTCTTTCCGGTTGGTGATGAGGGCACTATCAATCAGAACCCCGGCATCATTAACGTTGTGAAAGATATGGCAGAAGTAATTGTTGAGCCACGTCTTGATAAGGCCAATAGCAAGGAATGGTATGTAGCCGCAGCTAAGGGGATGGACACAATAGAAGTCGCTTATCTTGATGGTATGGATACGCCATATCTTGAGGAGCAGGTGGGCTTTACTGTTGATGGTGTCGCCTGGAAGGTGCGCATAGATGCAGGTGTCGCGGCCCTCGATTATCGTGGATTGCTGAAATCGAATGGAGCATGACAACAAGGCGGTACTTTGAACACGTGGGGCGGCGAGCTGCCGCACCATATTCCTGAACAACTGAGCAAACGAGAGAGGTATACCGACAAATGGCAG